GGTAATGCTGGAGCATACGGTGCTGTAGGTGGAGAGACAGGTGGCTATGGTACAGGTTATGGGATGGGTAACCTTGCGAATGTATCAAGTAATACTCCCATTGATAGGGAAGTTTTTGACCCATACCGAGACTATTCAACATCACGAGGCCAGTTACTGGCAGGTCGTGGTATGGAAGGCCAGCAGGGACAATTTGCTGGATTTGGAACAAAAAAAGGTGAGCATATGTTTGTAAACAAAATTGGAGACGAGATAATGAAAGAACTGACAGCACGCATTCACAAGGCGAACTGCGGTAGTACTGAACTGAAGGCCGATTGCCCAAAGTGCGGTAAAGAATGCAAGTGCGATGAAGCGAAAAAGGCTGATGACAAAAAGAAACCTGCCCATGGCATGGTCATTGTCATTGGTTCAAAGGGCGCTGGCCCCGGTCCTTCAAAAGACGGTAAGCGTGAAAAACTCGACTCTGAAAAGAAAGAGTGAATTTGAAGTCTGTTTACCTCTTCGCTCATCATGAGCCGAAGAGACAGCCCTCTCAGTTTCTTCGGCTCACCCAATTTAGTGATACTTAAATGCGTATGCTAACCTTTTATGTACGCTGTTGTCGTCGCATTGACGAGAGGGATTCAGCATATGCAGAGCAATCTTGAGCAAAATCGTGAGCATGACAAGGCCGAAATTCGGCTTATGGGACTCATTTTGACACAAGCCGTATCCATTGGTATCGCAGTCGGTATTTTTGATGCAGGTCTATGGTTGAAGTTGGAAGACCCAACACTAAACGGTGTAACTTACGCTATGGCTGCGTTTGCAGTACAGGGTTTGGCGTACTATCTTTTCAAAATGTTCTTCCAACAAGGTATGGACGAACGTGCACGTATGGCTTTGCAAGAACGGGACCGTCGAAACCGCTACCGTTCAATGGAATTTACCTTTGAGCGACGGCGACAAGACATGGAATTGCGTTTGCAAGAGCGACAGTTGGAGGCTGAACTTGAATGGATGGAGAAAAATCCCGGTAAAACACCGCCTTGGATTGAATCAAGGATGTACGGCGGTAGCACAGGAACCGTGAATTTCATTCCAGAAGAAACAAAGTCAGCAGCCCCTCTTAGTTTGGGATTGGATTTCAAAGAAGAAGACGAGCCAAAGCGTGTACGGGGACCAGACGGTAAGTTTGTGAAAAAGGAAGAGTGATGAACGTTGGGACGTATCTTCAAGACGCCGTCTGATGACGCAGTCGAAGAAACGTTACGTAGTATGCACATCGCCAACACTGTTGATGTCGCCTATGAACGAGGCATGGGATGGATAAAGGTCATCATCTTTTCAATAATAACAGCCTTTACGGTCAGTGGTTTTGAATTTTATACGGACTGGAATCTATGGGAATCGTCAGGGAATTGGCTGAAAGAGAAATTGCAAAACGCTGCTGATTCTATTTTCAATTGAGGTGATACAATGGGTGCAATGGCAGGTTCGGCTTTGGTTGGAGGCGTTGTGTTCGCTAAAGAACTCTACCACTATTGGAAGCCTCGACGTGTCGGCGTGTACGGTCCGACCATGGTCGGCAAGACGACGCTCGACCGTTACATGACAACGCCGGGTGAGATGGAAGAAATCCCGCTCGATGAGCGTACCAAGCATTTCAAAGTACCCGGCATCAATCGCTTCCTTCTTCCTCGCCCAACACGCAAGCGTGTCAATTACAAAGGCGTGACACGCGTCGTTTATTCTTCTGATATTGCAGGAGAAGAGCGTTTTTGGAATCTTTGGGTCGATGACATGGTCAATCGTCAAGTCGAATGCATTGTGTTTGTCTTTGACCACCGTTGCATGAAAGGAGGCGATGCTGCTGTTCAGGCTGTTGGCGGTTTCAAGTATCTTGTCGATTCTATCTTACATCGCCAGTACCGCTATCGTAACCTTCGTTCGTGGTGGAAAGGGAAGAAGTACTCACCGAAGTTGATTATGCTGGTAGCGAACAAGGCTGACCAGTGGTGGGATGACCAAGCCAACGTCCTTTGGCAACAACAGCGATTGGGTGAGCACAAGATGTTCGACCCGTTCCGTGAAGATTTGATTCGATTGCAAAAAGCAGGTGTTCCGACGAAGCGTGGTATGATGGCGACGAAAATCGGCTGGAATGTGGAAAACACGATGTTGGAATTATTGACGTGAGATGAAAATTATGATGCGATGGAGACCGGGCGGGTACGGACAAGTACCTCAAAACGATATGAATTTGGCGAACATGAGTCAGGCACACTTGGCTGCACTGGGACAACAAGGTAATCCAAGTCACGAGCAGTTGCTTGAAATGCAAGCGGCACAGCAGGGTATGAAACAAGTGGCGGAGAAGAAGAACATCGAAGTACCCAAAGTCAATTTTTATCCAAGCCGTCACCCTGACCCACGCAAAGGGCGTAAGCAGGACATTCGTCAAGCCAGAAAGTTGCTTCGTCCAACCAAGCGAAGCCTGTTCAATCCGTTGCGATGGATTTGGGGTCACAAGTACCGATACAATCGACAGAGCAACTTGTGTGTTATCGACGGTTGCAACTGTGAAGAGTTAATCAAGTATGATAACCTCTACTCCAAAATTTGTGACGAAGAATCAGGTAAGAGCCTTTGGGAGATGTACTGGCGTAATCCAGTTACACAGACACCTGAGGCATTTGTTGCACGAGAACAAGTTACGAATGGTCGAAAGATGAAAGGAACATATTGTCCTGAGCATCTTCATTTGTATCATTTGCTTTGCAAGTGGGAATCTGAGGCCGATAAAGACCATAACAAGACCCGAACAGGTATGAAAGAAATGGTCAAGAAAGGTGTAAGCACTGTCGCTGTACCCATTTCAATTGTCAAGAAAAAAGACAACACGCCTGAGTTCCTCAAGAAGTATGAGCCGTTCTTTGTCGAATTGGAAAAAGACTCCAAGTCACAACCGGGCATCAATCTCCTTCACTACAAAAATCCTGAAACAGGCATCAATGACGTGACCATGATTGTCTTTGATTTGCGCCTTTTCCAAAAAGAAATCATGGCTACACACCCAACACTCGCTGATGCTATTACGAATCTCGGCATCATGCAGGCACCGCTTCCGAGCACTCAACAAGATGCACAGGTGCCTGTTCATCAAATAACCAGTCCAACCAATGACGTTATGAATCAGGGTGACCTGCCCTTAACAGAGCAAGGATTATTTGTACAATGAGGAAGATACATGTTTGGTAACACACAGCAAAACGGAGCACTGAACTTGGGGGCAAACGGAGCAGGCGGTCAGCCTGCTATGAACAACCCGTTTGCTCAACAAGGAGGGATGATGCAACAAGCCGCTCAGAACCCGTTCATGTCAGGCATGATGGGCGGGGCAGGTATGCAGCAGAACATGATGCAGCAAAACATGATGGGGCAACCGATGATGCCTCCTTCTGAAATGGATATTCAGTTGGCATTGATGCGAACGGTCGCACCAATTGACCGCTTTATCGCAGGCACAAGTATGGTGACACTCGTTCAAATGTTCAACGACCTTGTTAGTTTCTCCGTCCTTGAGATTCTCAAGAACGCTACATTTGTTATCAACGAAGACGATGGTACGATGAAGATGGACGTTACGTCTTTGCCTAACAATCTTCAAACAATGAGCGCTGAAAATGTTACCAGTCAATTCAATGCTTTGAAGATGGCCAGTCAGCAAAACATTCAGCAAGTCGAGATGCAACAGCAACAGATTGCGGCGTTTGCTCAACAATCTATGATGGGCGGAGCGCTCAATGCGGCACTGGCTGACGAAGGTTTCATGAACAGAGCGGGTAGTGCTGCTGGTAACTTTATGGGCAAGTTTATGGGGATGAGATGATGAGAGCAAGTGATGGATTTTATGGACTTTCGACAACAGCGATGGAGATTTTTTCACCCATCAAGAGCGTCATCATTGACATGATTATGGTTCAGTTACTGGCAATCGTTGTCACACTTGGACTGGTCCTTCTCACAGGAGGCGAAAACTTGGGCAGTGACACTGTTGCTTACTTAGTCGCTGGGTTGTTCGGCGCTTTCTTCATGCTTGGCAGTATCTATTCCAAGATTTCTGAGATTTGAGGGAACGTATCTTCCCCACTTTTTCAGTGGACACTCGCTTGACGTAAGACTTGCTTTGACTCGCATCTGGCATCCGCACTCTGTGCAGCGATTGAACGTTTCGTTCCAACTCGGACAGGCTTTGCATGTTGCCATTCGTAAGTGCTTGACATCATCAGGGACGTAGCGTTTCATCAAAATGTCTCGACCAGCCCTTGAAAGACTCTTGGCTGTGTCTATAGACACAGGTACGCCCATGATTTTCGGCTGAATTCTGGGCAACTTCATGGCACACGCTGGTCGTTTTTGTTCAAAAGGGTTATCCGTGAGCATACCCTGCGATATGTCATGGGCGGTGAGCGTCAGACAAAACGTTCCTGTCCTTTCTGTCAGCACGAAGAACGTGATGTGTTTGAACAGAACATCATTGACGGCATCGCTACGCCTCAAGTTCTTGACAAAGACATGGGATGGAGAGCAAACACTGCCGAGCGACACATGAAGAATCACACAGGTGCTTATCACGAAGGTGCAAACCACTCATGTGTGGTCTGTACGCACGATGACAGGCGCTTTTTGGAAGTTGCTTACTTTGAAGGAGAGCGCACAACGGACGACATCGCTGAGGAATTGGATTGCAGCGAAGAGGCAGTGTATCGTCACATGAAGCATCACTTCCAACCGCTTGTCAAGAAGAGTTCCACAGCCATTGTTGCTGTCAAGGTTGGCGAAGAGATTGACATTTTACGAGAAAACGTACAAGGTCTTAACGGTAAACTCGCTCAATTCATGAACGAAACCAACATTCACGACGACGGTGTCATCGGTGACATGGTTCGTCTTCACAAAGAAGTGCGAGAAACACTCAAAGATTTGACAACGTATCAAGAAAAATGGGCTGAGCCAACGGCCAATATCGCCAACAACACTATCAATGTGTTGAAAGTGGAATTGGGCAAGGAGAGTCCTGAGGTTTGGAAACGTGTCAAAGCAAGTTTGCTTACACAATCCGATGGCGAAGTCGATGAAGACATACTGGAACTACTATGAGGTGAAATGAATGCCAATGAATACAGGTTCTGACACCCGGATGTACAGTCCGAGAAGCGAGTCAAACCTTGGCTACACCAAAGACGATGACGAGTATCGTCACGGTTACGGTGACCCTGAGCAAATGGAAGTCGCTCGTGACAAGAAGTTGCAAGAGAAAGAGCAACCGACAATGACCGAAGAGTTGCCTCATTTGCAAATATCTGTTCCAGAGCCTGCCCCTGAGATGCCTCCAATGATGCCACCGATGGAAGAAGAGGAGGAAGAAGGTATGCCACCGGGTGTTGAGAACCTTATGGCGGCTGACCTTAACGGCATGACAGGTATGCCTGATACTGGTAATTTGAGCATTGGAAACGCAACAGGTACAATGCCTGCTCCGGGCGGTATGCTTGCGACTGGTGAGCCGATGGAACATGCTTGGTCGTCGTTGATGAAGGAAGATTCAGTTTGTCCTAATTGTCAAGGAACGGGTAAAGACCCTAATCAAAAAGGCATTCCCGAACAAGGTATTGAACCCGGAGAATGCGAACCATGTGACGGTTCGGGTATGTATTGGGAGCAGGTACTACTTGATGAAAGAGGTTTTCCAATCGAATCGTATGAGGAAAACGACCCTAATTGGCAAGATAGTATAGAAACAGGTGAGCCAATGAACGACGCTTGGTCGAGTTTGATGAAGGCTCGACTTGACAAAGTCAAAGGTGCCAAAGACAAGTCATGGCAACAGCCTCAGTACGAAACTCAGCCGGGTGGCTCAGACATTACGACAGGTACATCCCGACGAGCCAAGTTACAATCTCGATTCCTCCAGCCTCACAAGAAGCGAGGTATTGACCAAGCACCTTTGAGCGTACATCGTACGCACTTGGGTGTCGAAACCAAACAACCATTGCGTATGTTCCCAGAAAAGTACGGTCATCAAATGGCAACGCAGGCTCGACGAAAGTTGATGGGTAATGTCCCGCAAACTCCTGCTGGTCACGGCGTAGGAGCCGAGCGAAGTTACAACCCAAAGGCTCCGAAGTCAGCACCATCAGGCGGATTGCCACTGACGGAGCCAAAAGCACCTATGGAGCGAGGCAAGTCGTTCGCAAAGTCAATGCGAGAGGACATCGAAGAAGTCCGCAAGAAGATGGATTACATGCGTTTTTCTCAGATTCGACGATTGTTGCAACAACTCAAAGACGCAACTGAGCGACAGGAGCGTAGACTCAAGGCAGCAAAGCAAGGCGGTCACGGTAACAACCGAGAAGCAGGTCATCGTGAAGCACAAGACAGTACGACTCGACCCGAAGGCGCTACCGAAGATATGGAAAACGACCCGAAGAATTGGGGCGCACCTTCGACACTCTTTGCAGCGAAAGGAAGTGGGAGGGTCGGTTGATGTTTAAGGTCCACTTGCCAGCAACGACTTATCTCAGAAAGAATGTCCCATTCTTCGGAACCAATCACTTTCTCAAAGCGTATCGCTCACCTCTGTTGAAAAGCGCAGGGCTGACATTCTTCGGACGAGGAGGTCACGAATTCCACAGTTGGGCTCCAAGTGATGCTGGTATCAGCACGGACCCCGACGAGCATGACCATCCGCCGTGGAACCACGACCCGAAGACAGGCGAATTGCTTGAAGGCGGTATTCACCCAATTGATTACGTTCACCGTGACTTGCAACAACGTTTTGGCTTATCGCCAGAGGCCAGTCAGAAAATTATTCAAAATGCCATCGACCGTTACAACAGCAAGCATCCAGAAGACGGCAACCATCACTTGCCGAATTTCGATAGTTCGCAATGGAGAAAGGTCTTCATTGGTCCTCACTACGACCATAACGAACAAACACACATGCGAAAAGTACGTGGTGCTGACCCTTTGTACGAAGACGGCCCTCGCCCATTGCTGACATACGCTTACAACCGTGGTAACGTCGATGGTGCATCAACGGGTCGCTGGATTGACAGTGGTTTTATTCACATGAACAAAGAACTTGGCGAAGTTTTGACAGGTTATGGGGTTCCAGAAGACTTGGCGAACAGTTTGAACTACGTCAAATACAACGCTCTTAAGCCCGGTAGTCTGAGCGGAGGCGTTGTTCAGTCGATTGGTAAAGGCGATTATCGAAAGTATCAGCAGTCAGGGCAACTTCCTGACCACTATTTGACAGACGAGATGCGCCAACAGATGTCTGATGAGCGATTTCATCCTGAAATACATGCACATCAATTGGCAAAGTTGCTTCCTGATGCATTCTTTCACGCTCCTACGGGTAGCGGTGGAGGACGTGGTGCAGGATTAACAGGTGAATTGTTGGGGCAACATCTCAATACGATGGGTGTAGACCACGGTTTGAGTCCAGAAGACCTCGACAAAATCGCAGGTACGCGTGTCATGAAGTATCTTTTCCAGCCAAAGCATCAGAAAATTGCTACAACGGGTACTGGAGGAGGCGCTGTAACCACACTTTTCAGAGACTTAATGCGTCAAATTGACGCTGACCATAACGATGAACGTTATGGTATGCATTTGAGTCACGCAAAGAATGCAAAGACTGATGCAAATCTTCCATTAGCAAGAGCAGCGAACGAGCGCTCAAAGGAAGTTGTAGCCCACATGAGCCTTGCTGCTCACAAATTGATGGAGCAGGGCATGTCCGAAGAGGACGCTATTGCTGAAATAGCGAGCCGTATGCGTGACGCTGATGTTTCCAAAGGTCGATTTCAACCCGAAGAGGGACTACGAGATACCATTGAGGGCGTTATCGACTTGATGCTGGGCGCAACAGGTCACGAAAATTTCTCACTCGGCAAGATTCCAACCGACCCAGACGCGCATCACTTGCGGACACCTGAGGTCGAGTTCGGACATCACGAAGCACCTGAGCATTGGGGTAAGCGTATTGTCATGGGCGACCATGAACTTGCTCCAATCGGTAACACGGTGCGAGAAGAAGCACCTTTGAGCGAGCAAGTAAGGGTGCGTCCACCAGCCGAAGAGCCTGCTCCCACTCCTGCACCTGCACCTGCACCAGCGCCAGCGCCAACTGCTGCACCAGTAGCACCTCCACCAATGCGTACGGCAACGCCGATGGAGATGGCATTCCAACAAATGCGAGGCTTGCCTCCGCAACAGACGTTCTTTGACGTCGGAACAGGTGGACTGGTTCAACAAGACCCACGTTTGATTCAGCGCTCTGTCAATGTCAGTCGTGGCATGGACGAGATACGAAAGAAGATTGGCTACTTCGATGGCTTCCTACGAGGTGGTAAGTCGTGAGCAAAGTGCTTGTAAGAAAGGCTGTTCAGGCACAGTATCCAGTAGGGGCAGGAGCGCCCATTTTGGTCGTTGGTGGAAATCAAGGACGGCGAGGTAATGCGAGGACACTCAGAGAAAGCGCTGGCGGTTTGGCAGGCGGTGCATTAGGTGCACTCGGAGCATTCGCTGGTCAGCATAGAAGTTTAGGTAGTCTGTTACAAAGTGCCATATCAGGTTCCGCACAAGGAGGCGCTATCGGAAGAGGACTCGGAAGAGTATTCGTGGGTCCAGAAAGTCAAGCGAGAGCCAACATACGTCAAGATTTGACAGATAGATATGCTTCGGCAAGGGCGGCTGGTGAATTCGATAGGCACGGTATCGTAGCAGGTAAGACACCAAGAACTCGTGTAGGTGCTATGCTTGCAGGACAAGGTAACGATTCGATGATGGCAAGGCGACTTTCTGAGTTGGAGCAAGCCAAGCAATCAGAAAAGGACGCACAAGCAATGGAACGACAGCGACAAGAAGGTCGAGCCAGAGTCATGGGAACAGAAGCGGCTCAGCGAGAAATGGATAGGATGAGGGCTGATTCACAATTCGGTCGAAACATGAGGAATGTTATATCCGGTATGCACGGCCTAAGTGACGAAGAAATATACGCTGCTGGTCAGCAAGGTGGCACTGCTGCTCGTTCAGGACAGGGCTCGGTACGTGTAGAGCCAGCAGGACCAACGCCTAATGTGAACGCTGCTGGATTACCTGTGCAAGTGATTGGTCCGAACACGCCTATGAATATGCTACCTGCTCCTTCCAATCTGGGTGATACGGCTGCTGGTGAAAATAAGCGTATGGACGATATGGGTAACCAAGCACTGGTAGCACAAGGTACGGATAATGCGCGTGCTAAAACTGTAGAGGTGACACCTCCTCAACAGCAAGAAGGCGACGTTCAACAACAAGAAGGCGACGTCGGTTCGGCCAATGTAGCGTCTTTTGAAGCATTTGAACGACTAAAGCGAGAAAAGGAAAAGCGAGAGCGAGGGTCGCAACAAGGTGACATGTCTGGGCAACAAGAAACGTTGTTTTGAGGAGTGATGAGATGTGTCGGACGTCAATAAACTCATCCACGACATGGACATTGAAATGTCGAAGAAGTCGTTCGATTACTTCTTCACCGAAATCTTGGACTTTGAGTTATCAGACCATCACAAAGATTGGCTGAAAGGGCTCAACGGTCATCGCTACTACTGCGTTAAGGCGTCTCGTGACCACGGCAAGTCCGTGTTTTTCATGTCGTATGCGCTTTGGATTGCAGCGTTTCAACCCAATACGCATATCATGGTGTTCAGTCACTCGTTGGAACAGACACTTGAACACATGCGTTTCATTCGCAACAACATTGAATCGAGCGATATTCTCAAACATCTCAAGCCTCAAGGTAAGCCTTGGGCAAAATCCTACTTTGAATTTACCAACGGTAGTCGTATCATGGCAAAGTCCGTTGGCGGTGCTACGCGTGGTTTCTACCCTGACGTTGTTGTTTGTGACGACATTCTATGGGGTACGACCGCTTCTGAACTTCAACGTGCAGCCGACTGGTTCTATACCGTTCTTCTTCCTGTTCTTCACCACACTGGTCGTCTGATGATGGTCGGTACACCGTTTTCGTACAACGATTTGTATGCCGAATTGGAAGAGAAAGATACGTTCCAAGTTGAAACGTATCCTGCTATTTTGCCAAACGGTGAACCGCTTTGGCCAAGTCGATGGCCACTTGATGCACTTAAGCAACGTGAAGAATCCATGCCTGCTATCAAGTTCGCTCGTGAGTATCTATGTGAACCTATCCACGATATGTCGAGCATGTTTCCTATGGGCCTGTTGGAAAGGGCAAGAGACAAGAGTCTCGTCTTGCTCGACAAGGCCGAACAAGAGTTTGATGAAAACGGTGATGCTTCTGGCACGTTCGGTCAGCACTTTATTGGCTGGGACCCAGCGATTGCAAGTGATGCGAGCGCTGACTACACGGCCATGAGCGTTTTGCGAATCTTACCAGACAGTGATGAGAAGCAGTTGGTGCATGTCGTCAATCAGAAAGGTATGAACAGTACGGCTCAGAAGCGACAAATCATCATGCTCAACAGTCGGTTCCGACCTGAACTGATTGAACTTGAAGGTAACAACTTCCAGCGTATGTTTGAGGTCGAATTGAAAGAGATGCGTGAAGATGTCCCTATCAAGACGTTTATGACAACTCGTCAGAAGAAAGAGAGCATGTTCATGAGTTTACTCATGGCGTTTGAACAAGGTCAAATCAAAACACCTTGGGGCGATGAACGGAGCAAAGAATACACACGCGCACTTGAGACACAACTCAGTCGCTTTGGTATGCAAAAGAATGGACGACTTGAGAGCGTCGGTACGCACGATGACTTGGCCATGAGCCTTGCGTTGGCAAACTGGGCTACAAAGGAATTCAAAGGAAGCATTGTCATGCTTGATGATTACCTCGATGGATTTGACCAGTGGTTCGGAGACGTACCACAGAGAACCGTAGCAGGAGCATCTTGGTTTACGATATGATTAAATGACACCAAAAGTTGGGATGTGTATGTGGCCAAGTCTGACAGTAGGAAACCCAAACGCTACTATCGACATGGGTCACGACGTGCTCACAGCCATCGCATCCAACCTCCTTGCACATCCTCACGTCGATGAGAACATTGCCAAGTCAATTGCTTCTCAGACTGTCATCTTTGAAGAAAGCGATGCGCCTCAGATTCACTACGCTCCTTTTTCTCCGACTGGTGATGGCTGGTTTGAAGACAAGATTGGCAAAAGCGCTAATCAAGTTATCAGAGATTTGCGAAAGGCACGACGTGTGTTCAAAGAAGACAAGTCTGAAATTGACCATCTCATCTCAACGATACGCACACTCAAAAGCACAGAGGTCGAAGCGACCCTTGCTACATTGCCGTGGGGCGAACCTCATCGAGATACCATGCGAAAAATGGGTTTGAGCGACAAAAACTTACGCTCGCTCCGTTTGTTCGGCAACACAAGAAAGTCGAGCATTGTACGAGCGTGCCATGTATGGGAGAGTGCCGAAGATGCACTGGCGAAACTCGATGAGTATGAAGACGTCTGGGGTGAAGAAGAAAAGAACGCATGGGTCACGGCCATGGAGATGAAAAAAGAAGCCCGACAGATTTGGAGGAACGCTCTTCATCAATTCGATAACCTTTCCAAAGAACAACAGAAATGGATGAGAATGGCAAAGGCCGAGATTGAAGAAAAGGGTGCAATGACAGCGAGAACCATTACCAGTAATCTCATCGAAAAAGGCGTACCACGTCTCAATTCCAATCGACTTTCCAAGTTGCTCAACATGTACGGTGAAGAGATTAACATCATCAAAGGTCATCGTAAAGGTGAGTACATGTGTGTTAGTCGAGAAGGTCTCATCATCAAAGACAACTGGGCGTATGCTGCTGGCTTCCTCGATGCCGATGGTTATATCACAATCACCGAACGTGGAGAGCCAAGGGCAGGCTTCATTGCGACAGGAGACAGGGGAAGAATGCACTGCGAAGAATTGCACAAACACATCGGAGCAGGTGTTCTCCAACTCGACCAAAAGGTGTACAAAGACGGGCAGCGTAGCCAGCATCGTGTCAGTTTTTATGCCAAAGACGATTTGTCAAAATTGCTGGACAAACTTACTCCCCATCTCCGTATGAAAGATATGCAGGCCAAAGCGGTCATGGCGTATATTCGTGAAACAGACCCTGTGAAGAAGACACAACTCAAGCGATTCGTGCAGTTCTCCAACCGAGAAGGAACAGCGAAAGGTGAGCGTTCTCTGCAAGACTGGGGCGTAGACCGTGACACTGTGATGAGTTGGGCGGAGGGATTGTGATGGCTGAAAAAGGCAGAGTAGGAAGATTGTTGGAAACGATTACGAATCCGTTCCGTCGAAGAACGACTCCTGAGCCTCAGATGCCTCTTTGGACAACGGGCATCCAAGAGCCTGTTCTCGTACAAGGAATTACCATTCCAGCACTGTACGCTGTAGCCAATGAGAATCTGATTCTACGAACTGTTCTGAGTACACTGCAACAAGAGATTTTTCGACGAGGATACCGTTGGGAGAAGCAGTTTCACAAGAAGTGCGTAGCCTGCGACAAAGAGCATCAGCATGACGTTGAAGTATGCACTGAATGCAACGGAGAGGTACGTGACCCTGAGCCTGACCAACTGGTGTATCCTCGATGGTTGCTTGACCAGCGCAACTCCATGGAACAGACCTTCATGGATGTATTGCGTGAAGTTGAATACGACCTTAACATCACAGACGATGCGTTCTTAGTACTCATCAAGGAATACTACATGGACCCTGAAACCAACGAAATTTCGTTTTACAGAATCAAAGAAATCGTACGTGGTGACCCGATTTTTATGCGTATCATTGCCGATAAGCGTGGTGTACGGGGCGGTCGATTCCGAGTATGCCCTATTCACCGAAACGAAGTCAAGTCGTATTCCGAAGACGACAAGTTCTGTCCTACGTGCAACACAGAAATGGAAGACGTTCATCACGTCAATACCGCAGGCTCAGGTAAGACACAGTATTATCTCAAGGGCGAAGTCATTCATGTAAGTAAGTATCAACCTTCAAAGTTGTATGGTCGCAGTCCAGTATCGACACTATGGCGTCAGGCCATGACACTTACGGCGATGGACAATTACATGTACACAGCGTACTCAAAGCGTAGAATACCTCGTGGTATTCTCAGCATTTCGACAGACAATCTTGAATCAATGAAGGCATTTTGGAAGGCTACCGATGAGAAATTGGAACGTGACCCGCATTACATTCCCAAGATTGCAACAGAGGGTTCTGGCAAGGGCGGTGTCAATTGGGTCAAACTCATGGACAGCCTTGAAGAAATGCAATACATTCCTGCTCGTGACGAGATGCGACAGCGTATCGCTGCATTCTACGGCGTATCGAACGTGTTCATGATGGACACAGGTAAATCAGGTGGACTCAACAACGAAGGTATGCAAATTCTTGTTACTAATCGCGCTGTCGAATTCGGTCACAAAGTCTACACAGAGCAGTTGTTTCCACGCTTGATGGAACAAATGGATGTAACCGATTGGAAACTTACACTGTATCCGAACGAAGAAGAAGATGAAGTTACACGTCTTCGACGAGACGAGATGGAAGTCAATATCGCTCAGCGCATGATGATGATGGGCTACCAGCCAACGCTTGTCGAAGACGCCAGTCGTGACATTCGCTTCATCTACAAGCAACCTGACCCTACACAACAACCACCTATGCCTCAACAAGGCGCACCTATGGGTGGAATGCAAATGGGCGGAGGCATGGGTACACCGGGCGCTTTGCCTTCTCGTAACATCCCTCCTCAACTCGCAGCACAGATGGGACGACAAGCACAAGTTCCGGGCGCAGCGAATCCCGGTGGTGAAGGTATGGGACTGAGAAATCGAGGTCCTGCGAGCCCACAGAATCGAACCAGTATGGGTGCAGGCGCTCCGTTTTCTAGCGTACAACAGCGAGGGGCACCGATGGGCGGTGTCCAACAGGCGTCCCAAAGTATCATTGATGCACGTAACCCAAGAGGGCAATAGGTAGTTTAAAGTCAAGGGAAGTATTGGAGATGAGCATGGACTTGAAGAAACTCGACCCTATGGCGAGAAAGATGAGAACACACGTAGATGAATTCTACAAGGCTTTGGAGAACAGCGATGGTATGTCTGCACGCAGCCACATTGCTGAAATTATGAAGTACGCTGACTATCTGAACCGAGACATCGACACGGTTGTCTTGAAGCAAGAAAGTCGAGCCACAGGTGTCAATGACATTTACGTCGGCGGTGTACCTGTCCTCAAGACAGAGGCAGTTCAAGGCGTTCACGAAGTTACGACCAACATCTTGCCGGGTACAATCCGCACCAACCGATTTGGTAAACTGAACCGACAGCACAACAACCGTACTCTGTGAGGTGAGTGAATGAGCGACAATGGAGAGGGAAACGTTGCTGAGAAACTCATGGGTGCTTTGATTAGCAAGATGGAGAGCATGGACGCAGGTATTCAAGTCCTCAAGGCCGAGAACCAACAACTCAAAGCCATGATTCAAAATCCTACGGCCATGCTACGAAAGGCAGGCTTTGTCTCTGTATCGACACAGCGACCGCAAGATGTAGTCGAAGACGGATTCAGAAATGACGTTGGCGACCTCTTCCTCAAGGGAGAAGATGGTGATGACATGTCTTTACCAACAACCAATGCCGAATTCCATAAGATGGAATGGGCTGATATTCACGCATTGGCTGAGCAAGCCAAAGACGCCGGAGCAATCGGCAACCCTATGGGAATAGAGTGATAACATGCGACCAAGATACGAATTAGCCAACGACAAAGCCTACGAACTTCTGAAAGCAGCAAAGACGCTGGAAGACCGCATCGCAAAGAAAGAGGGCAGTATGCCTGCTTACGAACAAAGCGAAGGCAGTACAGTAGGTCACGCACGCTTTGAGACGCAACCCGGAAAAGTCCATAACGCATTTTACAACACCAACAATGTCGTACCTGAGGTTGAAGACGTAGCCAACAAAGGCGCTATCTCTGAAAACAGCAACATTCTAACGGAGACTTCTCCGTATTATCCAACAGCATTCAGTACCACTGGTGCTCTTGAAAACACGGCAGGCGGAGACGGTCCAACCATGACCGACTTGAAAAAGTCCGTAGACCGACTATCCAGCCGTCTCATTTGAACGGCTGGTGATGTTGATGCGAGAAACCTCTCTTGATACACTTGACAGGGCTCGTGAAATCTTTACCAAGTCGTTGATTGACGGTATCGGTAAATCCGATGCTGCTGCTGATTTCTTTCTTTCAGCCGTCAGCGCTGAACGCAATGGTTACATTTTGAGCGAAAGCGATGAGTCACTTATCAAGATGTTTTATTCTGTTCTTCGTAAGGAAGAAGAAATATCAGGTCAAGCAGGTTCATACAATCTCGACGAAGAGGGTGATGTCTCAGCAGGTAAAGGAGGTGCGTTTCAGGCTGACGTTGGTCGTGCCATCAGCGCAGGTGCGGGTATGAATTTGGCTGATAACCCTTCATACAACGAACAACGCGTTGTCCCCCCAATGCCCGGTGAGTCTCTTTCAGGTCGCCAGTTCAAGACAGTCAATGGTGATGCTGATGACCCTTATCGCACACACAACTATCTCGGCTCGTACCTCAATCCACTTCATGGAAATATGCATGACATCGTTGGAGACTTTTATGTTCATTCCGATGACCCTTATGCACAGTCGCAAAGTGAAATTGACGCATACAAAGAAGCAGGTTGGGAAGACCACGCGAATGACAATGAGCACGACTTTCTCCTGAATCAGTTTCACTATGGTCGTCTGGATACCAAGCATGGTACAAATCACGCACTCTATGAACAAGACTATCGCAATTGGACGCAGCGCAATCAAAGTCAGTTGGATGAACTTCGTTTACGTATGGAGCAAGATGGCAAAACAGATGATGAGATAAGTCATTACTTGAAAAAACAGCACATCAATCAGAAAAAGGAGGAATGGAAACAGAACCTTGGTTTGATGGATTACCTGTTTGGCATGGAGTGGTTGACTCCCGAAGAGCGAGCAAAAGCCTATGCTCACATGGAAAAGCATGGCGGGGCCGATGCTTTGCAGCCATTGACGTTTGGTCGTCATGATGGTAACATTGATTTTATGCCTCGATTCAAGCGCAACTTTCATCAGCGATTTGCTGGATTGTATGACCATTGGAAGCGAGACCCTGCTGGTCCGGGTCATGGGATGGAGATAACGCACAAGCCTTTGCCTGAGTCGGCTGAATACGTAGAACAAGTTCACAACATTGATGCTATGGAACGGCACAACACACCCGGTAAACAAAACTCATACGCTCGTGCAATAGCCGATTTCAATTATAGATACGAAGACTATGCGAGAGTCAATAATCTTGCACGTCGAAACTTTGACAACTCCCAAGTGCCGTACATTTACGGTCGTACCAAAGGTGGTGCGAAAACGCTTGATAATATCGAATGGCAAAAGCGCGTTGCATCTGACAAAAAAAGTCCCACTGGAATTCGTAACAATCACATGAGTTATGAGATGATGAAACTCATGCTGGGTGTTGGCCCTGACGGACAGATTTACGAGGACGGTGAACACCCACTTTGGGGCGATTTATGGAGAAAAGACGATGCTGAGTTTTCACAAGACGAGGTTGATGCCATCATGCAACAGCGCTCTCGTACTGCAAAGCAAACTGCTGCGGCAGGAAGGATGGCCAGAAATCATGGTTCGTTTCACTATGGCACGTTCATTGACCCAAGCGTTTACGGATTCAACATTGATGCAAATGGCGCACCTTCCAACGAAACGCTTGCAACGTATTGGCATCGCCCATTTTTGGGAGGCGGGGGATTAGGTAAACATCCGAATGAGTTGTACAATCTTCTTCACCATCATACACTTAGTTACGTTCCCAAGAAAGAAAGTGCTGGTCGTACATACGACGAGGCTGGACAAGTCATTGAACAAGAAGATGACATCAGTGACGAATATGCCGAATATCTCGCTGGTCTTGACGGCGGAGAAAGTGAACAAGAAGAGCAAGAGATGGTTCCTCACTTTGAAGAAACCACCCTTGGAGCAAATCGGAAACAGCACAGTCTTTTGTTTTCAAGAACGGGTAATGCAATCACAGGTCGTCATTCGTACAGTGGTGCAAGCAAACACAGCATGTTACCGTTCTTAGGACCGTTTGGTCAGCAAGATGTTAATTTGTTTCAAATGATGGACCGCAAACAATTGGCAACGGTCAATCCGAAGGGTGACTCTATGGATGCGACGGCGAATATGAATCCGTGGAACGTTTTGTATTCATCAAGAATCAAAGGTGTTTCTGGAAACAACGCTCATACCGAGCGCCATACAACAACGGTTGATTCAGCGTTCAACAACAAGGTCAATCGAGAATATCATAACGCCAGAAAAACAGGTGACAGAGATGCTGCTGAGAAGGCTCACAAATCTCTTCATGGAGAGATTACTGGCCATCTCAGAACACATAATCCACTGGGTGCCATAGGCGGCTCAACGAACACTGAGCAGTTTATGAATTCTCAAGCCCATCAGTATCATTATCCCGGTTACATGTTAGGGTTTGCAAATCCTCCAATGAGCCCTGCACCGTCTGTGTTGGCGCACGATGACAGACGAATTCGACCTACCTTACGTAATCCCGATGATGTGCACTTACTTGCACGACGCCATGCTCATCCTGCTAAAGCCGAACTTGACGACGTTCTCGATAAAATCGACCAAGACTATCAATCGCGCATTAACTTGCCCGGTTTGACTGATGAGCAAAAGCAAGAGTTGGAAGAAGAAATGCAACGTCGTACTGACAGAGCACATTCCAATTTTAGAACGTCGATGTATCCTTCAAGTGAATCACTGAACATCGCACCTGACTTGGCAGGTGAAGGTTTGTTGGAAGGAAGGCTTAGTGAAGCCCAACCTTTGACAGAGGACGAAGAGCGATACTTTAGTTTGATTGAACAAGCCCAGCCGATGTTCGACAGATTGGAAGACCCCAATCTCAGTGACAGAGAAAGGGATGAGATTCGCCAACAAATCATACCTATCAATCTAGAGTTGGATGAGTTAGAATCCAGCCTCGACCGTTATGCAGGTACGATTTACCTACGAGGAGCAAGCGGTCATCAGAACACATTCTATGACAAAATGGTAGCCGATACCAATGCTATTGCTGACGCAGGGGTACATCTGAAAAACATCGCAGACCCTGAAACACTGGCTCAGATTTTCAATCCGAATGCTGACCACGCTACAGTAGAAGCAAACATACGCATGTGGGCAAAGATGGCGAACGATTATCTGAACATGGCTCCACATGATGCTCACGGTATTCACACCATGGGTACGGGTGAGTATTCAGAAGAAGGTTTCCAGCCTCACACAGACATTGGTCGCTCTGTAAAGCAAGCAATTCATCGTATGTCTGACCCGCTTGACATTACGCTTCAAGGGCTGGCTTCAACAGAAGGTGGGCTGGCAAAGGGTGTCGAAAACGCCATAGATTCAATCATGGACACACTCGGCTTTGACAGAGGCAATCCTCAGTTGCGAAAAACGGCGACCGAGTATTTTGAAAATACGGTCATGCCTCGCCTTGCTCAAACTGGACAACATGGCGCTCCAGTCATGACGCTTGGTCAATTGTTCAAAGAAATGTACCCTGACGTTGATTTGGATGCTGCGGTTAAGAGTTTGTCACAGACAAGCGGTGCTGCTACTCGTGATACCGATACTATGGCCAAGGTGAATGAACTGTTCCGTTCCATCGACCCGCGCAACGATGAACGAAACAGGCAACTCGGCATTCATCATCATATGGCGCACAGTACCGACGACCGACATCCAGAAGGTACGATGACGACCAAGGCTTCTCGGTTTGGCAGCGCAAAGAAGAAACGACAGCGATACATGGACGAGCATCATAACACGCAACAAAAGTTGAATTCAATCATTACAGGGTTCCCTGAACTTGGCGCTGCTGAACAAATCGTGGACAAGAAGCGAGGTTTGACACGCGTACCCATTGACCGCTTTGGTCCGAACTCGCATTCGGTGCACAGTTTGTACAACTCCGCAGGATATGCTCACGAAATGGGAGGCGAGTTTTCTCCGAACTTCGATTATAAGATTTCTCCAAACGGTGAAGTTTCTATTCGTCTGATGCCTCAAGGTAATCCTCAATTGTTGGTTCAGCCACTTGAAACGTTTTGGAACAAAGTCGCACCTGATGCTTGGTTGCGTATGCTACGTGGACCTGAACATCAAGAGGCAAGAGAAGGACTAAACACACAAGACAGAATAGGTGCACAGTTCAGAGTCAATTCTGTAGGACTTACACGTAACGCTGACAAAACCAGCGTTGGTAAAAGCGACATTGGACTGGCTGACTTGACCAATCCTGATATTATCCGCAAAGAACTTGGCAGTAAGATTCCTACGTTGCAACCAATGCATCGTATCTTTGAACTTGACGACCTTGAACAACTTCGTGGATTCTCAGGCGACTGGATTGTATCGCACATGCCTGACGGCGAGCGAGGTTTTGTCGAAAAGAAAGACGACGAAGTATCATCTGTTTTGTTTGATTTGTCTGACGAGGACAAAGACAACTTCAAGCAGGTTACTGATGAAGACTTCCACGTCGATGTCATCAAGTTGGAAGACGGCTACTACATCTTCGACGTTGTCGAGTTTGCAGGTAAAGAAGTACACGACGTTATCATATCCGACCGCATCAAAATTTTGCGAGGTGGTATGGAGGGTATCGAAAACGTACATGTTCCAAGTGCAAGCGATACAAGGTTGGCTGACGATGCAGGTTTGAAATCAGCCGTTGAAGATTTGCAAAAGGAATACGAAACGCTACTGTTGCGAGATGCCAAGTCCGTTTACATGGCAGGTGAGTTACGTCATCCAAAGTGGGTCATGCTCAAACCGGGTCGTGACGTTGTTTTACGTGTACTGGAGCGAAGGGGCAACGGTCCTTACACGTACAGGCTCGGTACTGGTCCGATTACTCAAGATGAACACATCGGTAACCGTGCGGTCGAATCGCAAGGTGAAACCTACATGGATGTCGGTGCAGCGTTCAACAGTCCTGAAAAGTTCAACGAAGGTGACCACGTACGTGTCAATGTTGCCAACGTCAGTAAGGTTGAGTCGGCGGAGGACAACACGGTGTACACATTGTCTGGTTCTGAGATTGTCGAAGAAGCCGAAGGTGAGGGCCTTGTAAGTCAAGAAACGCTGGGTATGCTCGCTAAGTCACTTGATTCGCAATGGATATGCGAAGTTCACCGAGCCAAGAGTGGCATTCGTGTTATCATGCCTCAGGGTGATGTCGTGTACAAAACGACAGAGTCAGGTGGAATTTGGACAGCGCACTCTCCGTTGGCGTCAAGCGACTATCTCATCCGCCTGTCTGAAAGTCAAAGACCTTACTGGAGTCCAATCGCAGGTGCATTGCTCAAGGCTGATGTCGAAATCAAAGAGGAAGTACACGAAAGTCAAGGTGACGCTAAGCCTCTCATAGAGCCAAAGAAGGTTCAAGATGCTGAGTGGTGGAACAAGAAACAGAAGCAAAAAGTATTGGTCAAAGGTCTCGCTTTGGTTGATAAATTCTTGAAGAGTGGTGCAGGAGCGGTAGGTCAATCGAGTACAGGTACGATGGGATTGGGCATTGACTACGCTACACCCATCGAATCACCGATGGGTCCAACCAATTTGAACGACGAAAAGACCATGCCAGACTTCGACAATCGCAAGCGTCCCGGCGAAGACGCTCCTATTGAGCCCGGAGAGGATGAAGACGACGACCCTAAACACGTTACCATTCCCACAGAAGGCGGAGAATTGGAGATAAGTAGCGACAAGGCCATCCTTCGTACTTGATTAAATAGTATGAGCGTAGTCTATAGAGCAATGGCAGTCACTGCACCACTACGAACTTCTCCTGTTTCTCACAGTGGAAGTATCAGTATTGTGAAGGCTGACAATGACCTTGTTATCGCCGGATATGCATCCGTCGAAATGGTCGATAAGCAGGGTGACCTCATTACACGAGGAGCCTTGAAAGATGCATTTGGGGAATTCATGAAGGCAGATGGATTCCGCAACGTACAACTCGCACATTCCAACATCCAAGTTGGACAAGTTATTCCTTCCTACACCGACTCAGATGGTCGTGTTTGGAAGTCTGGCGTCGATGATGCTGGTATGTTCGTTGTCATCAAAGTACGAGATGACATCGAAAAGGCACGAGAAGTTGCCAATGAGATTCGCAAAGGGGCCCTACGTGGTTTCAGTATTGGAGGACAAGCATTCAAGCGAATGCGAAAGAGTGACCAAGAACATGGTGACTACACAGAAATCTCCAAACTGGAACTTCACGAAGTGACCATTTGCGAAAAAGGCATAAACCCGGAGGCGACATTCCGTATATTGAAGGAGGACACACATATGAACGAAGACAACGTATTGAACGAATTATCAGGTGTATTGGACAGATTGAATGGACGACTTGACGCAATGGAAAAGGGCGAAATGCCAGAAGGTCTGAAAGAGCACATGGCTGATAAGAAAGACGACGACAAAGACGAAGACAAAGGTGAGCAAATGGCTGGCAAAGATGAAGAAGAAAAAATGTACGGTAGTGCAGAGAACAAAGGCGAAATGGCAAAGGGCGAATACTCTGACGTCATTTCCAGCGAATACTTGAACTGGATGGAAAACACCTTGAAATCTCAAGGCGTAGACATCGGCAACGCTCGTGCTCACTTTGACAACATCAGCAAGGCGAACCTCGGTAGCACCCCTGAACAAATCGGAGACGGTGCTGATTACTTCGCTGGACAAGTTAAGGGACGAGCCCAAGAAGGTGGCTCCCCATCAACCAACGCTATCGGCAAACTCAACAGTGGCGGTAGTGGAGAAGTTGCAAAGGGTTACCTACACCCAAGCGACGTTACTGCAAGCGACTTGGAGGCTGCTTACTCGGTTTACAAGGCTGCTGCACTTGAAGAGCAATTCAAGAGCAACTTGGGCAACGTCTTTGCTGACCGACTCCATAAAGAACTCCACGCTGAGGCACAAGCACAAGAGGCTGCTTCATTCGATGCACGCACTCCTCTCGCAAACATCGAGAAGGCTCTTGGTGACTTGAGTTCCCGAATCGACAACATCAGCAATGCTCCAGTACAGAGCGCTGATATTCGTAAATCCGTTTCCACTGTCGAAGTCCCGTCTACTACGGACCTTGCCAACATGGACTGGGCTGATGTACACGCATTGGCCGGGAGCGTCTTTGAGGCTTGAAGCCTGAGGGTGGAAAACAATTAGGAGATGAAAATTATGGCACGAAACTACATGAGAACAATCAACGACATGGAACGCTACTACTACGGAGCAGGAAGTTCTTCCGGCTATTCCTACAGTGGTTCAGAACTACTCAAGGCGGACGCTCCGCTTTTGAGCACCACTGCTGGTACGTACCAAGCAATCTACGGACGCAAGGTTTGGTCACAACTAAACCAAGAATTCAACGCATTCTCTATCCTTCCTAAGAAGCCTTGGGACCGAAGTGGATGGCGTGTTGTCACCGCTAAGCCTTCAAAGGCTGTTGGCGGCGGTATCGCAGAGAACGGTACACTACCTGACACCACCAAACCTACCTTCCAAAACGTCGCTGCAAAGCCAAAGACCATTGCTCACTCGTTCGACATGAGCGAAGTTGCAATCTTCCTTAACGACAAGGACGACGGTCTTGGCGACATCCGCAGTGTCTTGAAGGAAGAGATGGGTAAGCACCACGCAGAGCACATCAACGATATGCTTACTGAGGACGTCACAACCGTAGCCGGTAACGACTTTGAGTCACTTGACCGAATCACCACTGGTAACAACTCGATGACATCCGGTACACACTACGATGCAAACGATGAAGACATCTACTCCATCGACCGAAGTGCAAACACATGGGCTTTCGCTGAGGACTCGGCTGACAGTGGTTCGACAAACCGAACCCTTTCGCTCGACCACCTTGACGAAACCTTCCGTCTCATTTGGGAACGTGGAGGTAACCCTAAGGTTATGCTCACTGGATATGACACCTTGATGCGAATTCAGCAACTCCTCCAAGCGCAACAGCGTTTCATGGAAGAGAAGCGAGTTGTTCCTACTTTCAACGGTGTTAAGGGTGTACCCGGTGTCGAGGCAGGATTCATTGTTGCAACATACAACGGTGTCCCAATCATTCCAACGAAGGAGATGGCAAGCGACGGTATCAGCCGTATCTACATGCTCGATACCGACTACCTCTACTTCTGCACTGCTAAGCCAACTCAGTACTTTGAAAGCGGTATTGAGACCGGTGACCCATTCGCCATTAACCGCCTCGGTCAAGAGGGACTTTACCGTACAATGGGTGGAGTTTGGACTACTTTCTTCGGAGGTCAAGGTTCAATCCGAGACTTGTCTTGAGGGTTGATGGAGAAACAACACAGGAGATGATGAATTATGGCAACACGAACAGAAGAACACAAAGGCATTACAATTAGTTACGAAGACGGTGACTTTAGCAACGGAACAGTCGATGTCCTCTTGGACCTCGACTTGCGAACAGGAACCCCAGTCGATGAGACTGCGTGGTTGGACGGCAATTCCGGCGGAGACTATCCGGGTACCCTAACTGGTTTCCTCGCATCCAACTCTGACGGTAACGCTGCTGGCAGTATGCGATTGATAACAGTCGCATTTACACTTGCTGACGCTGATGAGCAAACGATGGTTTTCACATCAGGCGTTTCAAAGGTTATCGGTATTCTCGGTACTACTTTCGCAGTAGCCGACAAGGTACTATCTGCTACATTTACCAACGAAGGCACAGCCGCTTTCGCTAAGACTGGTGGCTCTCTACCGGGACTCACTCTTCACAGTGAAACTGCTGGTGGAGCAGGAACCGTCACAGCAATCGTACTCAACTGAGGTGAGACTTCTTGCCTACAGTAACCTACGTAGGGGCTACGGTATATCGTAAGCGCCCAGACAACAAAGACAGTTGGATTCGCAAGGAACCTGTCGAAGTCAGTCAGGAATGGCTTGACAAGTACAGAATTCCGATTTGCAGCAACCCAACTGCCTTCCTTGTCGAAGGCGACGAAGGTGTAACCGAAGACCTCGGAGAAGACGGACTACCTGATGCAGGCTGGACCAAGAAAGACATTTCTTCTTGGCTCGTCGCAAAGGGTGTTGAGTTCGGTGGCTATGCTACAAAGGCAAAACTGCTCGGACTCGTCGAGAGCACACTTAACCCTCCAGCACCTGAACCAGTGGTCGAAGAACCAGTGGTCGAAGAGGTGCAGGTAGAAACAACAACAACAGGAGATGAAGAATAATGGCAAACACAACAGCAACAATTGACCCCCGACCAACTTACTTTGGTGACCGAATAGTAGTAACAGGCAGTTATACTGCTGGTGATGGCGCTGGTGCAGTGACAATTGCACTAGCGAGTTCGCTTACCAGTATTGACGCAATCGTCGTCAATCCGAGTTCTACTTCTCCTCAACCAGTTGAAGAAGGCTCAGCAGGCGATGCATCCGACATCGTTGTCACACAGACGTTTGATTTCGCAACCTTCGCAAGCACAACGATTACAATCACTCCCGGTCAAGCGGGTGGCAATGTAGTCGCCGGAACTTTCCTCGTAATCGGTCGTCGCTGAGGTGACAACTGATGTCGGATACCAAAGTGTTTGAATTCAAACCTTCGGACGCCAAAGAAACTGGCGCAGCCGTTGCGGGAGGAGTTCAGAAGGTATTGGACGATTACACGAGCGGTAAGACTGTTGAAGGTATCACATCATACCTCATGCTGGGAAACCTCTATGTGGTAGTCGTAACCTCGTGATAACGAGGTGAAAGCATGGAGTCCTTCGGTAGCCTTGGCCTTGACGACATTAAGCGTTTGCAAAAGAGAGGCATCAGGCTCAACGAGTCGTACGGTGCCTCTGTCCGAACCGACGAAGAAGACCCCCTTGCAGGCGTGACGCTCAAGCAACGTAACCGAAACAAGAACGCAGGCGACGTACTGAACATTGGTTCAGGTACACGTTGCAAGCACTGCGGAATGCTTTACTTTTGTTAGGTCGATAAGTGCAGGACTTGTCACAAAGCAATGGACTTCAATCTCAGCAAGAAGGAGTGTTAATCGTGCCAGTTGTCTTTTCACCCGGTGAGCCTGAGACTCGACCACTCGACCCTGAGGCAATCGTGTACACGACAGGAGACAAGATTGGACAACTCCTTGGCATTGCTGCGGGTGAACCTGTAGACGGAGCGGCTGACGCAGCGAGCACAGGCTTCTACATCACAGGTACAGACTTGCGAGAGCATGGTTTTGAGAGCGGTGACGCTATCTTTGTCTACAGCGACCTCGACCCTTTGGGAACAGAATTCACAATCACTGCTCCAGCAGTTGAGGATGTAAGCGGTACCAAGTACGTCAAACTTCCAACGACCATCGCTACGCCTGCGAATTATACGACAGCAGCGAACACGGTCATTCAGAACAAAACCATCTTTACCAACGGCAAGAGTCGTGGTGTGACCAAGAACATCATCAACACACGTATCAGGGAGATACAAGACCGCATTGACAACTACACGCACAATGCTTGGCGACCTTATTTGGCAGCAGCCGAGTACATAAACTTTGACACATACAAGCCATATCGTCGTCGATATTATACGGATTACGTCGGTACAACGCCTCTTTTGTTCAGAAACGTGCAACAGATGCTTCGTATCGAAATATGGCAAGGTGAGGATTACACAGAGTTGTGCGGTGCTGAGGCTCGTGTAGAAGTCGTAGACCACAACGAAGCATCCTCGTTTACTATCTTTATGTCACCCGGAGGCGGTGGCTTTGCTAAACTCGGACAAGGGTCAGGGACACAGCAGTGGAATGCTTCGTTTAACAGAGTCACGACTGCTCAAAACATCGCTGACCTCATCAACAAAGAGAACAGGGTCAATCGTGGTAACGTAACGTTCACCACCAACGCTGACAGTCCAGACGGTACAACCTATACTTTACCTGACGGCTCATCATCGACAGGAACATCGTCAGTTCATCTTCATAACGAATTCATAGCCAGCGCCAATGCTGATTACGGCAACGGTAAAATCAAGATTACCAGTATGCAACCGACTAAGGGTGGAGAGCAAGCGACAATCGTACTGTACGACAGCGAAAAGCAGGACACTGCCATGACACTTTCACAAGTAAGCACGGTCACAAAGACCATGCAGCACAGTACTGCATCAGGTGGTACGTTTGCTGTCGCAGGTGAAACTGAATTTGCCGACTACGGTGTAGCAGTCGCAAAGAAAGTCGGTTCGACTGATGTCAGCATTATAGGATACACTGGCAAAGCGTTTGGACTCAACGTGACTGGACTTACTGGCGTGGTTTTGTTGGCAGGCGATGCTATAACAAATTCAGTAGACTACACTGTTACACAGCATAAATTCAAATTGGATTTGCGAGGTACTGACACGACGACTGTCGTAGATGCCGTTAGTGGAGAAACATCGAATCAAGGCATAGCCACAGGTGACCAAGCAAGACTTCGTGATTGGTGGATTGACCATGAGATGGGCATTGTTTATTTCAACAACTCATATCCTTTCTTTGAATGGAACGCTGTCAAGGCGACGTACATTTATGGCGAGCGATATGTCGAGAAAGCAATCGAAGAAGCGGCCACGAAACTTGTAGCGAGTGAACTGCTCATGGCTGATGACCGCAGTGTTCTGATACCAGAAGGTACACAGAACATTGACCTCGGCTCCAAAGCACAACTATGGCGTAGAGAAGCCATGGACATTTTGTCTCGCTACAAGGAAGTGGTGGCCTTCTTATGACGGCGGATTGGAAGGAACCGTTGCAAACGGTTGTTGATTTGCTCAAAGCCGATTACGATTCGGTCGCCAAGACTGGGTGGAATCGAGCCAATACGGACAACGTCAAGCCTATTGTCCTTGACATTGCCAGCGATGGGCCAGAGCGAGGTAAGCGCCTTGACCTTCAACGACATGACTACATTCTTTGCTACGAGACAGCGCTGAACGAAGAAGTGCCAGACTTGCTGTACAACTTCGTCACAACACGAGTGAACATCACTGTCGATATGCGTACGGTCAAGAGTCGCAGTCGCCTACGAAAGATGGAAGACGAAATGAGGCGAATCATCCACGTTAGTCGAAAAGGTGACGGCGCAAACTTTGACCGCATGATTTTGAAAGTACGCACGGATTTGAGCGACAGAACCAAAAAGTTGTTCCGTCACACCTTCCAAGTAGAGGTTGTCATACTGGCGGAGTTGATACCATGAGTGGCTTTGGTGCATACTACAAGGGTGACGTTTCCGAAGTCACCATTGGTCACGAAACTGGCTTGTTTGTTGAGCACGGTATCCCTCGTACGTGGAGAGCCACGGACAACACAGACTACACTGAGATTCAATTCCGTGGTACAAATAGCATCGGTAACGCTGGTATTTTTGAAAACGCATTGCCAATTCTCAAAGTACCGCTCGGTATGCTGATTGGTCAAAAATTGACATTCCATAACAGTGGTGCTGGTGCAGGGAATTATACGTCACACTACAACACTTCGCTCAAGAGCCGTGTCTATACGATAGTAGACCACACGCTTGCATCAAATGCTGATGGTGACAATGCTACGTTCATCAAGATTGTACCGGCCTTGCAAGGTTTCAACAGCAGTGGAGGCGCACTGGACAGTGCTACAGGTGATGCTATCTTTTTCCATTCGACAGGGCTACCAACGGTACAAGGTGATGCAAACTTCGCAATGAACAGCGCAGCAGCATCGTCAAAAGAAACCAGTAAAATTGATGGCTTTGTAGGACTCGCTTCTTTCATGACGCTACCTGATACCACAGTGGATTTGCACAGTTATCACGTCGTAGGTTTGGGGCGACAGGTTGCTGTTCAACAGACAGGCAAGGTTCATCACATGGGTGGCTCGATTGAAATGCCTATGCACAACGCCAAGTGGCTCTATTACAGCCTTGGTCGAGAAGTCGTAGACAAAGACATATGCGGTTCACGAGGCCATGCTGCAAGTCCAGAAGTTACAATTTACAAAGACGTTTCACCGGGTCAAGGGCATCTTGATGTTACAAGCACTCAGAGTGGTTCTATTCGCTTCGGTGCTGTGGACGCTGCTGTTGGTGATTACATCCTCATCAAAGACACCACGCTTGTTCCTACAACCACGTACAAAACGCCCAGCAAAGGTACAGGAGGTACACAATACTGGCCTCCTGATGCTGACGGTGAAAGCGGTCCTAACTCTACACTGGCAAGCGATGCTGCACATTTTGAATGGGCTGAGAGCAGTGAATGCCGAAGAATATCAGCCATCGAAGGCTTAGGTAGCAGTCGATTCCGAATCTATGTAGACGACCCATGGCAGTTCGCACACACTACCGGTGATGATATTGAACTGCGCGAATACTCCGACGATACGTCAAACGGTAGCCCGAATGTACGAGCGAGTCGCTTTATCCAAAACCCTGTTCACCGTCTTTTGTTCTCGGCTGAAACGATTCCAAGTTTCTGTATTGAGCATAGTATCCGAACACGAGACTTGGGTTCATACAACGCTTCCAGCGAATCGACAGTTGCTCCGGGTGACGCAGGTGACACCAAGCAAATGACACGCGTCTTCAAGGGCTGCAAAGTCGTTGAGTGGGAGATGTCTTCGACAGTGGATGCTGAACTCAAGTATCGTTGTGTCTTTGACGCTCTTGCTTCGTACACAGATACAGGACGACTTGAATCAGCGAACAAAGGTGACCGATACACAGCGCACCGTATGTTTCAGAACACAGCCACGACAGAGGCTGAGCGTAAAGCCAGTGGCATCGCCAAAGGCTCTGAGAAGCCGTTCATGTTTTACAACGGAACCGTTCAAGCCTTCGACCAAAACCTTGCTTTCATCAGCGCATTTGAACTGAGAGGTAAGACAGGTGTTGAACTGTTCCACACCATACAAGGTAATCCGATTGCTGAATCGGTTGATTCTTCGACAAACATTAGCCTCAAGCAAGTACCGTACGGAGGCACGCGCAACGCAAGCATCACTCGTGAAGGACGTGAAGAGTTTGAAATGGAGATGACAGTCGCTATTGAAGACCAGAATCTTTTCCACGAGTTGCGCTCTCATAACCTTCAATCAGGCACAGTCGGTTCGACAGGTGGCACCATCATGCTAACGTTTACCAAGCCAGTGACTGCTGACGGCGCTCACGACGAAGACGAAACGCCTACGCTTAGAATCATCATCGACGATTATTACATCACAGAGTTTCCTATTCCTATGCCTGATGACAAGGGCTTGCTGTTCACAAAGATGAAGATAAAGCCTCAGAATGTGAAAGTGATAAGTATTGATGCCGATTACCATTGTTGAGGGGAGTAGTATGCCAATGCGAGTATGGACGTCTTTGAACCAAAGATGCCACTACGTTGCCTACCCCATCAACGACGAAGAAGAAGAGGGTGGAGACAACCTCTTCGACCCAGAAGCAGGAAGAGCCAGCGATGACCCGTTCGCTCATCTGAAACTGGAGGATGCTCCCGATACGGCAGTATCCGACGAGGAAGTGAGTAAGTATGTCGGAGGAACAGAAGAAGAGTGAAATAGAAATAAACGGACTACCTTATCAAATATCAGCGAAACGCTTGACATTTTTCGATATACAAAAGGCAGCACCGTTGTTCATGAATAGTAATTTTGATTTTTCTGATTACTGGCGATATGCTTTCAGCAATTGGTTGCTGTACGACGATTACTTCGACGTAGACAACCTGACTCCTGAGGAGGGCAAAGCCCTCGCTGAGTTACTACCTGACCCTTCTCAGATTATGGATTGGCTCGTTTTTCGGCCAGCGAAGTCGGCAGCATCAAACAGTTCGTTCATGGCCGACCCGTCCGCAGCAGGCTTCGCTACCAACGAGAAGGGATGGAGTACCTTCTGATGACGCATTACAATATCACTTTACAGGACGTGAGAAATTTGACAATACAGGACGCTAAGCAACTTCTTTACTGGGCGCAGGCAATGCAAGGTGAGGAACAGATGGCTGACAACGCAGTTTATTTGGGATATGACACAGTCCCTCCACTGAGGTGAGACCATGGTAGACGGAGAAATCGACCCCCGCTCAGTTGATGCGATGGAGAAATTCAAGAATTACAGCAAGGAAGCACAGCAAAATATGCAGTCGCTTCAACAACAAATGGACAAGTTTACCAACTCGATGTCCATGACGAAGATGCATACAAAGGACCTGACTGAGTCGCTGCGTAACATAGGTAACACACAGCCCTTCCAACAGATGGAAGAGTCCATCAAAGAAGTCCAAAGCGGACTTGAGCAAACCATGAATCGCGCTCAGGCTCCTGCTGGTCCTGCTAACCGTGAGCGCATTACGCCTGTCAATGAAGGTGCGAGTGCACCCAACGTTACCGTCAATCTCAAGATTGACGTGAGCGGTGTCACAGACAAGACAGACAAGCGTACGCTTGCGAAAGAAATCAGCGCCATGGTAACCAAAGAATTGCGAACAAAGATGGGAGGCTCATTGACCCAAAGCGGGTTCAATAGGAGTGGTTAGATGGTCGATGAAGGAGAGCGAATGCCAATCCGCTTGGTGCAGGAAAACGGTGACACTATCTCGCTTGATGCAACGAGTGTTGATATTGTTGTCGCACGTACACAGAGCAACTTCGGCATTCCTTTCTATGACGCTAAGAAAATGGGAATCGACCTCAATCAAGCCAGCGTGAACATCGAAATACAGGGTGTACTTGCCGATGATGATGGCCAAGAACAGACCGCTCAAGCAACAGCCACGCTTGATTTTTACCAACCCCAGCAAATCGTAAGTTGGGGTCAGCCCATCAACCCCGGTAGCGGTGGGGTAAACACCGGTCCAGTTGCGTCTGGCTTCAACATGACGGGTTCCACAGCAGGTGTTGCAGCGAGTGTAACAGGCATCGCAAGCGGTATCGGATTCGGTGGTAGTTATGGCGGTGGAATGGGCGGCAGTCTCGGCGGAGGTGTTACCGATTTCAAAGACTTGGGCAACCGTATCTTACGCTATTGGCATGAAAAATACATTGACTTACCGATAGGTTACAAGGTTGAACAACGAGAAGTCCAGTTGCAAAATCCAGTACAGACCAACTTGCAAATTTGGCTCAAGGGTGATGCTCTGGCAAGCACGCTCGATACAGGTGACAGTGTTTCCAGTTGGACTGAAAGCAGCAACGGTAGGACGGCTATACAAGGTACATCCGCAGCACAGCCGACATTCAACAAAGAAGAGAACAGCATTGTCTTTGACGGCACCAATGACTTTCTTTCAATACCGTTCAGTCCGTTTGCAAACTCAGAAGAATTTACCATCTTTGTCGTAGCCAAAACAGACGACAACTCAGGTGACCAGCCAATTGTGAGTTCAATTCAAGGTACGACCGTAGGTGGAGACGCTGCTGGGTATGCATTGTTTTTCGACAGAACAAACGAACACGCTGAGGCGTATTGGCATGAAGGCTCGACGATTGAGCAAAAGGATACTTCGGGCTCTGGTAATGTGGATGTCAAGAACGACAAGTACATTGTAGGTTACATTATGAGGGATACAGACGCCGATTCTCAATCAGACGAAGTTACTGTTTCTCTAAACGGCAATATCAGAAACAACCAAACAACAACTGGTGTAGGGTATGTTCCTGCAACTTCGGCAACACTCAACATCGGTAAGGAAGGCTCTTCGTTTTTCAAAGGGCACATCTATGAAATTTTGATTTACAACAGCGACCTCACTACTGACGACAGAGAATTAGTCGAAGGCTATCTTTCTCGCAAATACAATGTCACGTTGAGCAATTCGCATCCGTATAGAAACTTCCTTTATTCAGGAGATGTGCTACATTTGCGAGTAGGATTTGACAAAGAAATGGTTGGTAGTGTCCAAGAGCCGTATGGATTTTTGAACAGAGACAGACCAACGCAGTTGTCAATTGCTCCACCTACAAGTGCAGGAGCAACCGTCATCACAGTCACAGGCGACCCAAGGGAATACTTTGAGTTGTCTGAAACAAACAGACCTTATGTCATAGAGTTCAGAGAGCCAAGTGGTGCACTCAGACAAACGTCTGGTAATCGACTTTACACTGGCACAGTGACTGCTGTCACAGCGAATACAATTACTGTGTCATTGAGTCATTCAGGTGCTACGCACAATGTAGGCGACTTCATTCACATTAAGGCTGTCAATTATACGACACCTGATTTAAGAGGTTCACGTAACATACCTCGCTTAATCATACCTGTCAAAAACTCTGACGTGTTCAACGACAAAGCCGCTCCTGAACAAGCAGTCGGACCTGAGTTCCCACCTCATGAAAACGGGGGTGTTCGTGATGATGGTAACGGTATTAAGCGAACCGATGAATACATCACGTATCTCATTTCAAAAGCGATTACAAGTTCTACGATTGACATCGGGCTCTCTGTTAATTCTTCAAACGAAAAAACGCTGGACAAAGCGTTCAGTACGTCGATTGGACAATCGTATCACGGTTTCAATACACGACTAACCATCACACAAGTGTATCCTTCTTCGCTGGGCCAATTGTCCGAGAGCATCAACACATCACTTGGTGTAGGTCAAATGCCAGTCACACAGGGCTTTTCAGGCGGACGAAGTGGTAAGCGTGTAAAGAGTGGTGGTGACAAAGTGCAGGACTTGCTGGGTATTTTGACAAACAGCAACAATTACACAACCAACCCTGACGTCAATGCAGTAGGTGACGCTCTCGATTTGGCCATTGGCTTTTTGAGCAATCAGGTCAATTCGCCTGACGCTCAGGGTGATTACATTCACGGCATACAGATTCCATACAATTCACTCGCTACCAAGGGCAAGAATTCTCTTGATAGCGATGTCGCCCAGCGAAACTTCTTCGTTACGACTGAGGGCAACACTGCTGACAAGTTAGCAACTGCTAACACAGTACATGCGTCGAGAACGTTTGCTCGTCACATGGAGGGTCATATGAAAAACGGCATTAGCGGACTGGTTACTGATTTCTACTTTGCTCGTGATGCTGAAATGAAGGCATACGACTTTACGCTGACGTTTACAGCAGCCGACATTATCTTGTGAGGTGAAACTATGGCAATACTGATTCGACTTGTTGGCGGCGTAAATGGAGAGGTCAGCACTGACCTTGTTGCTCAAAAAGTCGAAGTAAACGTCGATAGGAACGTCAGTGCGTTCCCAACGCCGAACAACATCCTCAAGCGATTTGCAGTCGATACCAACATCCCCAGAATTACTGTAGAAATAGATGGCATTTTGATTGACGATGAGGGGCTCGGCGTAGACGCTACAGGCGTTACGACCAACATTGAAACAGCGATACCCAATCGTATTTTGATTAACTTCGGCAGCATTATGCCAAACGAGCCGTTTTCTCCGTTCAATCCTGTCAGTACCGCCCATGCGTACGTCACACTCGGAGTTCGCAAAGCGGATAAGATATTCCCTTCATTTACCAATTCTACATTTCTGAGAAAAGGCGCTACCAGTACGCTGTTGGGCTTGACAGGTAGTGGTAATGCTCAGTACAAGGCGGTAACAGGTAACAGAACAGTGCCCAACGTACCGATTAGAGTGGGGTTGAAGTTTAGCGGAGCGCATAGTGTCGGTGCAACAGGTCCGCTTACAGTTGCAAGCAACTTATCTCTCAACGGTGTGGTTCAGACGATTTCTGATAACACAGACGAATTAGCAGCCACTGCCTTGCTGAACATCGGTGACCGAATCACCAAGAGCGACGGCACGTTTCTTGGACTGGTCACTGCATTGACGACAACCAGCATCACATTTACGGATGCGCTTACGAATGCTATCTCTGCAAATGACGTTGTCTACGTGACCCCCAAGGCGTTTAACAGTCGCAACGAATTTGTTGGCTATGTCACAGAAATAAGAGACATGGCAACTGGTGCAGCAGGCTCACTTTCAGAATGGCGAATTACGTTGTCAGGTAACAACGAAACTGAACTTGTCGAAGGTGACGTCATTACTGTGAATCAATCAAATGATTCAATCTCTTCTATTTTGGATGGAGAGGCTATCAAACTGATACCGAGTTATTGGTTAGAAGACCGTACGCGTAGTCCACCGAGAGGGCGACTGTCGAGCAGTATTGACTTCTTGGCCAGTGACGATGACAACCATCGACTAAACGGGATACGTTTGAAATTCAACAGCAACAAGACATCGACACTTCTTGGAGGTTCGGATTTACCTACTGTCCTTCATACTGCTACGCATTTCAGTCGAGCAGGGACAAACATCGCTGCTTCTGACCGTGTTGATTCACAGTATTATGATGCAGTCATTGACGTGCCCATCGGTGGGTTGGTCGATACAGCCGACAGCAACCCTGCTGTAAATTTGGCAAAGGTCGTCGAACAAGCCTTGACCGACAGTACGTTGCTATCGACCAACATCAGTTCGACCAAACTCACACCGACCAACGACAAGACCTTGACAGATGTATTCGATGTAGAGCGTAAGGAGTCGGTGATTATTCTCACACAAAAGTATGTTGCTGAAACTCCGATTGCTCATCCAGAAATTTTCACAGCAAGAATCAAGTCGTTGTTCAATCCACAGGTGTTTCAGTCAGACGGCACGTTTAGTACACTTGCCCGACACTCCGCAGGGGACAAGGCTCAGAACCTCATCGGATTGGTTTCCAATGCCGACAAAGCGGTAGACTTGTTCCGAGGCATACAGATTCCTTATGACAGCCTTATCACAAGTAGCGGTATCAACGGTGTGGCTCGTAATTTCTTCCTTACATTCGGTAACGTACCTGCGAGTGAAAAAGGCTCATTGAGCAACACACGAGCAGCGTCGGCATCAATGAACAACCTCATACTTGACGCTTCGGCTGTTGGGGGGAACATAGCCGATGCAGGCACTCGTGAGAAAGGACTACTTGAAGGGTTGATTGACTATGCTATTCCTGAGAGCATACAGACGTTCACTGGGTTCTTGACAAGTGCTGCTAAAGACATGTGGGTTGGTCTTGGTGACAGGAGCGTAAGTCGTCGGAATGACGGAGGGATTCGCATTATCCCAGAGAAACTTCATGTGCGATATGATGCTGGCAACAACTACTACGCATTCAATCTCGTTCTTGTTGCCACAGACTTTGTGATAGGTGTATGATATGACGCTAACAATTGACCCCGGATATGGATTGAAATTCAACGGAATTAGCGATAGCGTTCTTGTTCCTGTCAATCAGAAAACAATCCACGGAGAGCAGCAAGAAGAGCGAAAATCACTGCCCTCGTCGCTGGCTTCTTTCACGTTGGAAACATGGTTCGTACCTGATTGCGGAGGTGTCGTCTTTGAGCAAGAGAACGTTATGCGACTTACAGTAGGAAGTCCGAGCAGTCCCGCTCCAGCGACGTTTGAAATCAGCCTACGCAATCAGTCCAATGGACGGAATGCTATCTTCTCACTCAGCACAGCAAAACCAGTCACAAAGGCTAACGGTCGAATTGCTTACTGGGATGGCGTCCTCTACCCTGCTGCAAGCGACACCAACGACGGTTACTTGGCTACAGATGTTGAACGCACGAACGTAACTGCGTTTAACGAAGGCCATCGAGAACTCATCAACGCTACTGTGTTGTTCGATGGTAGGTCCATCTCTTTGCTCATCAACGGTGACTTGGCCGTTTCGCAAGAACTGGACGAAGTACACGAACTTGTCACTCAGAAGAACGTCTTGTACCTCGGAGGTAGAGGTGGTGATTTCAGAGGTACTCTTGAGGCTGTGCACTGGTCAAGCGGTGTGTCTCCTTCTGGATACCAGCAATATGCGCCTGTTAAGAGCGATAACACACTTGGACTTTGGCGATTTGAAGAGCCTATCAATCCTATCAGCCTCATCACAACGACACCTTCGATTACCGCATCGACGTCCAGTGCTACTTCGATAAACGTCGGTACGACAGCAGCACAGGCATTGGTCGATGAGTTGAGCGGTCAGAGTGGATTGACAGCGATGGATTTCACAGCAAGCCCGTACAGTCAAGGTTCGTACAAGATACAGAAGTACACGGCTACATCATCGAGTGACATTACCATTCCCAAAGTACCGTACAACATCATCGTCAATCCGTTGGGTTACAATCTCAAAACTGGTAAGCCAACGAACAAGGCACCTGAACGAATGCGCCTTCTTAGCATAGACGCCAGTGCTGGAACCATCACTGTAGATTCGATTCATTTGGACTTCGCAGGAAGTCCTACAAACGGACGTCGTGGTCCTCTTATGAATCACGATGCTGGTCGATTCGTCATCATCACAGGCGACTGCATTGTCGATACTGGGAAGGGTAACGAGCACCAGCCGTACGGTAGCGGAACGCAGTTTTCACAGCGACAGGGACAAGTCTGTATCGACGAGAGCGATTATGGAAACAACGGTATTGTCTTTTCACAAAGCATGGCAATTGACAGCCACGAATACAACAAGTTCTCAGCGAGCACGACCAATATGGGCAACGATGTGTTAGCAGGTCACTGTGGTCGGCATATTCTCAACCATGTCAAGAGTCACCCGTTCATGGGTACATTACCGCCAACTGAATCGCACGATGTCGAGAAGAAACTGGACATCGGTAGCGATGTCATTTCTGCCACATTCCCATCTCAATTTTCTGATATTCGTTCAACTGTACCGATTAACAGCGTCGTTTCAAGTTACGATACACATTCAACGTACAGAATCAAGAGTGTGGAAAACAAAGGATTTGTCAATGTCGTCGTTGAGAACGGTATGGCTGATATTTCTGAAAGCAAGCGTGCAATGCTGGCTATAGGTGGAGACAATTTTGACCCTACACCTTTCTTGCTCAAATCGGTGACTGGTAACTTTGAACAAGGCGATACCAAGTTCATGATTCCATCAACAGAGAGCCGAATCGCTACACTTTCTTTGCCTCGCCTTACGGAGTTCAACTACGCTCCTTTCATTCAAGTTCACTACAACGCTATCGACTTTTCAGGCAACAACTTCACGGTAGGTGCTACTTCAAGGCTTACTGCTAACATAAGTGGAGGCAACACAGTTCTGACGCTACAGAGCGTCAAGTGCTTTGGCAATGACGGCGAGACCATTCTTTCAAGTTCAATTCTTATTGGTGATACGCCTGCTTCGGCTACAACTGGTCATTTTGCCACCATCAACCACAGCGCCAAGACATTGACATTCTCATCAGCAGCCGACGCAGGTTTTGTCACATTGGCGACAACTGATGCGATTGTCAAAAAGACAGATGCAAGTCCTATGCTTATGGTGACCAACACCTACCCAGACGTCTCTACGGACTTAGGTAGCGGGTACCTTATTCTTGATTTGATACTTGAGTCCATGGCAATTGGAGACCTCGTTCTACGCTCGCCCGGAGGCATCATAGAATTTGAAGAGCCAGATATGTTTGTCTTCAACGACGGTGAGTTGGAAGGTGAACATTCAGAAGGAACAGTTGCCGAAGACAAATTGGATTATTCATTGTCACCTGTCAATTACCTACCTTTGAATTCGACTGACCCTGTACAGAGTGCGCCCAAGGCTATACCAGTTGCTACATCTGAAATGCAAAGTCGAGACTCTGTGTTTCACAAGGTCTTCGTACGCACACACAAGTCCAACATAGGTGAGTTTGAAGAAGTGGCCGGATTGACGGTACAGAAATCAACCAGTGGCGAACGACGGCGAATTGGTGTTCTCGTCAACAACGCCTTAGGTTATTCTTCTGGAACCACTACGGCTATGCTTGTCGATGGCGTAAGTGACGCTACGGACTTTATTGCAGTGGGTGACAGTATCTACAAGTCCAACGGGAAGAACCTCGGAGTAGTTACTGCTGTTACAAGCACGAGCGTTAGCATTGGAGGAGGAACATCGGACGCAGTTGTTGATAACGACGAACTCTTTGTACAGCCTCAAATTACAGGCGTAGGGACGACAAACCAAAGTTCGTGTGTCCACGATTACTTTGACATCATTGAGCACACCACGCTCAACGGTAACGTTCGATTGGTCATACAACCGAGCGACAGAGCCAGATTCAACCTTTTGTCAAAGATGAACGTTTTAACGGAGAATGCCAACTACATCAGCATTGAAAGCCTTGTTTCTCGTGGACGAGTTGTTTCGTTTGCTGACAACGCTGACGGGCATACTGTCATGCGTGCACATGGTATCATTGGCGATTTGTCTTCATCAAGTGTCTATGTCAAAGGCTCAGCATCACCTGACAGTCACATCGTCAAAGAAATCATGCCGGGTGCACCAGTCGTTACGATGACACTTGGCGGGGCTGGCCAAGGTGGTGTCAATACAAAAGAAACGTTTGACCCTGCTCCATTGACTCGATTGGCTTGGAATACACGAAGGGATTGCCAGACAGTTGTCAGTGACACTGCTTCGGCAACAATCACAGTTTTACCTCTTAACAACAAATCAGATGATTTGCAATCTTGGGGTACGTATTGTTTCCCTAAGACGGGTCGAATTTACCTTGAACTGGAAGGTAACCAAGGTGAACAAATACGTTTTGCCAGTGCTGAATATACCAGCAAAACAGGTGACGTTTTTACGTTTACATCATCGACAGGACGTGTCGGTACAGGTGACTTTTTGCTCGCTGACGGCTCAGAAGCCGATTCATTTGCTGCTTGGAAAACTGCTACAGGTGTAGGTAAGGGAAGCATTCTCCATGTTGATGACAAGTTTGGAGAAGAGTCAATGTGCAACGACGGTACAACCATCAATGACCGCCTATTCCAAACACTCGATACTGTTCAGCATGATTATCAATTAGGTAGTCAGTACGCAAGCACGCGTGCACTTGTTGAGATTCCTTTGTTTGAAGAGTTCTTTTTCGACGTACCTGACAAAGGTATATTCCCCGGTCCTGATAACAGCATGAAACTTCACGTTGATGCTACGCACACGGCACACTCTTGGAACCCCAATCCTGTTGGGCGTAGACCGAATTCCATTTCACCTCAAGACCCTGAACTGTTTGGTCCATTTTCTTATGCCATACAAGACCAAAGTCATCGAAGTGGTACAAAGGTAACTCGACCGTACGATTCGGCAAATTATCGAATTTACGTAGAAGATGCAGACATATTCCCGATTCCTACCGCTCCTCCAGTCGAAGTTGCTGAATTAGGGGGAAGCGCTCGTTATCGCAGGGCTTTCTTACCAAACGGAGAATGGGTCGTTTACAGCGCAAGAGACACCACTGACAACTATCTTACGGTGGTCGATTCAGGTGATGACCATGCTTTCAGTCAGCACTTTTTGCGTGACCTCAAAGTAGGTGCACATTTGACGCCTTCGCCGGGTTACCAAGATATGAATTACAACAGTATCGCTGACAACCCGACACTCATTAGCGCTGGGTATGAAAATCGACGCTCATTCTACTTCGACAGAGCAAGCGTCATGACGCAAGGAGGTAACGTGGACTATGGACTTAAGCAGTACGTTAGTGCTATCGAATTGCGTGCTGGACCCACATCAAATCCACATTTACCGAGAGTTGTAAGCAAGCGTCCACGAGCGAAAATTATCGCAAGAACTCCTGCAAGCGGTACGCCTGTAACTGAACTCGTACTGGATGATGCCAGTCTCTTCCCAATCAAGAGTCCTGACAGTACCAATTATCATTTCAGAGTTGCTCATCGAGATGCCAGTGGGACCGTTAGGCGTGGCTTCTACAACAATCGTTCAGGTAACACGCTAACCATCACCAATCCCGATACAGGCTTTGACCCATCAGTGGGTGATGAAATATATGTCGAGGACCTTTATGCTACCTCAGCAAGCGTTTGGCCGAAGGTCAAGGAAACATATCTGAGTCGAGCATGGGCTCATCCGTACTGTGGAGGTGGGCTACGACAAGGTGATACTGTTTGGATGAACATGCACTACACGAATCCCCACGCTATCGAAGGTCTCTTTTGTAAAAGTCGAGGTACGCTGAACGAAGCACAAGTTTGGTCCGAATTCAATGGAGGCGAGGGCGCTTTCAATTCAAACCCAAGAGATAGCATACCGATGGAAAACTTCCTTATTGGAAACAGTTGTATCGAAACCGCTCAGAATTTGGCGCAGCATATCAACAAAACCATCGAGATGAATTACAGTGCATTGGGACTTACTGCTTCTGATGCGCCAGTCGTCGCTTACATTGACCCATACCAGTGTACCGAACACTTTGCAAGGGTTTTACTGTATGACGTTAAACAAGACCGAGAATTCATTGCATTCCAAGATTTGCACATGCAAGTACAGACAAGTCCTGCGGCTGCAAAGATTGGCGAAAATTCTGACCTAACAACAGGTAGTATCGACAATTCAAACAGCGCAAGTGGCTCGCTCATTGATGTTGCTGCTGGATTCCCTACACAGAATAAGAACCTCAATACAACACAAAAATCAGACTTTATTGAGGCGAGTTATGCCCACGCATCGGATTGGAACGAAAGCACTAATGGAGCAATATCCCAGCATCACGTAGGCAACGTCAGCGAAATGTCAAGACACAGTTTCTCAGAACGTACAAACCAAGCGTCTGCTGTAGCCAGCGAAGCAATTTTTCAGCACTTGCACATTGACGATTCGACAAGAGAACAATCGACATTTTTTGACACTCCAGACGGTACTCGTGCTATACCTGCGTTCTTAGCGCTCAAGGGAATACGCAACACTACGCTTGACCTTACGAACGACAGTGTCGATGCTTCGCTACGATACAGAGAGCATTGGACGAACATGGACTTTGTACGACGCCTAACCGTTGATTTGGGAGAGGTTAGGCTCAAAGAAGGTGTAAGTGATATTGAATCAGCAGCAAGAGAAGTTGTTCGCTTGATTAACCAAGCAGGTGCCAAAAATGGCAAAACCAATGCCCGAAGACCCAATGACCAGTTCCTCGGCGGTAGCAACAAATCAGACCCGGCGTTTACTCATCAAAAGGCTGACTTTGCAGCAACTGCGTCTACACACGACCCTGCTCCTTTCTGGGACCCCAGTAAAGCGTTTTCAAGCCATGACCGTGGTACGCACATGGGTTACGTAAGAGCCCACCTTGGTCGAGTTATTGACTTGGATAAGCCGCTCGATTCTGGAGCGAAGCGTGGTTTTACGATTGTTATTCACTACACTGTTCCCGGTGCTTCGGGTCGTAACTTTTGCGCTTGGCTTGACAACAGCAAAGCACAGAGCCCTTACCGTCCACCGTTTTTGATTGGTCATGGAGGTCGATTCCGCAATTACTGGTGCCAGCCTGAC